GACCTGGCATTAATACTCCTAACTTATTGTAGTAACCTTCCTACGGTTACTCATTACTTTACCACAACCCTTTGCTATAAAACCACCTTTTTTCATTCTTACTTTTGCCTTTGGTGTATTAGCTACAACTGTTTTTCCTTTACTACCTGCCTTCTTTTTTTTTCTTGCGGTTGATGCTCTTTCTGATTTAGATAAGCTGCGAGCTTTTGCTGCAGGTAAACATCTATCAGGGTTTTTTTTATCTTTACTAGTACCGCAAGGTCCTTTAATCTCACCATCAGTTCCTATACGGACCCAGTTTTGTTCACGCCATTGTTTTAGTTGTCCCATTATCTTCGCCTGTCAGACATTATGGCACCTTGGCCTCTAATAGAAACCAAGCCACCTCTAGCTTTTTTAACCTTTTTTCCTTTAGCGCCTTTAGCATAATTTGGATCTTTGCAGTATTTAGAGGCTGCCATATTTGCATATGCAGAAGGATATGTATCAAAAGTTCTCTTGGCCCAAGCCTTACCTTTAGGGCAGATTTTACCGCCACTTTTAGCTTTTTTAGCAGAGCCACCTTTTTTGAATCCTACAGATTCTAAAGTTTTAGCTTGTTGAGCATGTGTCTTACTGGCTTTCTTCAGACCTTTGATTACTTTTTTAACTTTTTCTTTAGCCATATTTTGATTATATATCAGATTCGGGCACATATGCACCTGAGTCAATTAACTTTTGTCTGTTAAGCATGTGTTCAGCTTCAACGTCAGCTTTGCTTTGCCCGAAGTATTTGACGGCTAAATTTTGTGCCACCATAGCTTGATTGATGTCTAAATCATCTACCACTATAGATCCTAAGACCCTACCGTATTTACCTTTGGAATCTTTTAGCTCACTTCGTAAAATTACTTGTTTACCGTTATTGATAGAATCTTCTAAGAATTTAGAAGCTAGTTTACCTCTGGCTTTTTCATCTAGATTACGAGTTCTAGATTCAGGAGTATCTATACCATAAAGTCTGACACGACATTTATGTAAAATACTAAAGCCGAGGTCGAGGACACAATCTATTGTATCCCCATCGACCACACGAGTGACCTCGCATTTGTATTCGTACATTATGCCCAGATAGCGCCACAGATGGTCTGCACTAAAGCATCTTCACCTGATACATCTGTAGCTGATCCACCATCGGATACAAACTTACTTAGATGTTTGACTTCTGTAGCTACTGTACCGTCCAAATGAGCGTCAGATCCTGTCCCAGCTAAAGTATTTTCATACACTACCATCATAGTTGGGTGTTTAGCATTTGCGGTTGCATCTGCTGAACTATCTGCTAAAGGATATACTTCTACCCTTTGAACTGTTTTTGTACTTGAAATCGCCATTATTTTTTCTTCCTTTTAGTATTTTTAGTTTTCTTTGGAGCTTCTTCTACCTTTTTGCGTTTTTTGTATTTACGTTTAGGTTTTGGTTTAGCAACCAAATCTTTATGCACCATTGTATAGGCTTCATTCTTTGCTGTCGATTTATCATCTGCGATATATCGACCATCTTCATCACGTGCTCTGACTTTTACCCAGCCAAACCAATTTCCAACTTTTTCCCAAAAGCTCATATTAGCACCTCCAGCGCCTGCGAGCCTGCCTGATTCTAGAGTTAGGATCATTTCTAGTTTTAGCAGAACTTCGTTTTAATTGACCAAGAGATCTAGCGCAATAAGATTTTCTTCTTTTTGCTGCTTTACTTCCTGGTTTTACTTTACCCGTAACAGCTGTTTTCAGCTTTGATCCTGGGTTTTTTCTTCTATATGCTGCTACACCTTTTTTGGTCATGCCAGCACCAGCTTTAGTAGGTCGATAGTTACCACCACGACCTACTGTTCTTTTTATATTCTTAGCCATACTCTTTGACGAGCTCTAAGATGATAGAATATGTATCACCTGCAGAGTGACCTAATGTTGTAAAGAGAATATCTCCAGTCTTACCGCTGCCTGCATTATTAGGTATACCAGTAAAATTATCGTAGTACTCATCGCCAGTACTATCTGCTGGTAAACCTGTAATTAACACGTTAGTAGTTGCATCGAATAATAAATCTACACCCATACCACGACAGGCCCAATATATTCTTTGTATAGTAACACCTGTACAAGCCTCGCCTTTTGCATTAGCTTGTAAAGCGGAGACATCAACCTTGGCAACAGCACTTTCACCAGTCCCATCGGAAACGTTAGTGCATTTCATGACGGCCTTTCTTTGACCGTCTTGAATAGTTTGTGTTGTTACTACGTCTGCCATTATCTCTCTACCAATACTGTTACATAATCAATTGTCATAGATTTTGCTACCGCTTCCCCGTTTTGTATGCCGAAAGAAACTGTAAGCTCTTCATCATCAGGTAAGTTAGTATTTACTACACCTACAGGTTCTGCATTATTTACTGCATAAAATATTTTAGAAGCATCAGGATCTATAAACCAGCTGACAGTAATAAAAGTATCATCAACCATAGTCGCTACGTCTTCAGTAGATGTGTTTGTGTTATCTTTTTCTATTAAGAAATCTAAACCTGCGTCACCATCTGCTGAAATGAAAAATACACCATCTGTTGTATCTAGTGGTGTAGTATCTGTAATCCCAAGACCAATAACGAAGTCTGATTGATCTACATCAGAAACTTTGAATCTTGCAGAGAAAAACGCTCTTTTACTTGTTGATAGTTTAAAAGACTCACCTTTTAATTGTAAAAAGTCTAAGTCATTATCACCAGCAGCGTTAGTTAAAACTAATGCTCCTCCTGCGACACTACCAATAGCCTCTGTAGCAGAGCCTGTACCAGCTTCAGTTGTTGTTACAGTCCAGTCACCTGAATTGTAAGTCATGAAGTCGTTAAAGTATCCATAATATGTCTGATCAGACGGATACGGTTGAAACATCGGTAAATCTTTTTTTGATTTACTTGCGACAGTATTACCTGCCCATAAAATTAAATTTTGAAAATGTGGGTTAGCCATTATGAACTCCTTATTTTGAATGGAACGCACCATGCGCCTCATTAACTAACAAATCAATAATAACCTACAAAAATAGACGAAGCAAATAAAAAAGGGCTACCTAAGTAGCCCTTAACACTTTTACGGTTAAGTGTTATGCCCCTTGAGAAGCATCGACACATCTCCAGTTTGAGAATCCGAATGAATATCTCTCTCTAGCTTTGTATCTCATATTACCTGTATCGAAATCACCTTCAAGTGATGTCGCCATTGGGCTTCTAACAAAATGTTTGAAACCGTCAGGTACATCTGTCTTAATAAAGTAAGCATCTGGGTCATTTAAGTAATGATTTACCACATAACCTTCAGGAAGCATACGTTGATTTGCGATCGAGTTAATATCATTGTCAGAAGTTCCAACTCTACCTGGTGAGTTTAAAAGTCTGTCAGCAACAAATTGCAACTGAGGTGGGATAATTAATTTTGTCCCTTGTAGTGCAATTGCTAGACCTCTATCATCAACCTGAGTTGAGATTCTGATAAGTGCATCTTCTAATGAAGTTTCATTCAAGTCAGCAAAGGTAGCAGCTCTATTGGCTCCTGTACCACCGCCTGTAAGTGGGTGATCAGTTGCCACTAATGGTTTCCCATCACCACCGTTGAATGAAGCTGAAAAAGCATTGTTAAGAATACCTGCAGCTTTGATCTGCTTGGTGTTAGCCATACTTCTAGCTAGTGCTTTAGTATATCTAGATCCAAGTCTATCATACAGATTATCTTCTACAGCTTCTTCGGTCAAAGCAAAAGCTAGAGCAACTGTTTCATGCTCATATCTTGCTGTAAAACCTTCATTGGCGTTATCAAATGCCACACCTTCACCTTCAGGTTTGACTGGTGCATTACCAAAACCAACAATCATTACTTCTTCTTCAAATGCTCTATCAGAAGTTTCTTGATCGAATATTTCAGCGTGCTCGTTATCGTAACGGGCATACTCCATACCAAACAAGGCATTAAGGCCTGGTTCTAATTCTTTCGCTAATTGTGCTCTATTAATAGCCATAATTTACTCCTTATACTCCAGCTTCTATTTTGTAAGCATGCTCGTTAATTAAAACGATCATATTTACGTTAGCGCTGCCGAGTTCATTGTTTTCAGGGTCTTTAGAGACACCTACAAGTCTATAGTTTGCTGTAGCAGCTGAACTGCTGACAACTTCTGCTTTTGATTGGCCTGATAATGTTGAACCTGCTGTATAAGCAATATCAACACAAGCACCAATATCAGATCTAGCTAAAGAACCTGTACATTGAACTTCGTATAGATTAAATGGATTATCTTCCACAAATGCTACGATATCTCCTGTTGCTGTTTGAGCAGCAGGGAAATGGGCTGAATGCGTAACTTCTTTCGAAGTCGCATCGACGAATTTACATCCTCTAAAGATTCCTAATATTTTTGTATCACCAACAGCATCAGCTACATCTATGAAACCGCCAGCTAACATTTTTACAGGATCTCCAGAAAATATACCTTGAGTTGAACCTGATTCGATATTGTACTCTGTTAATTTATTTTGATTAACGCCTGACAAATTACCAACCAGTTTGAATCCAAAGGCTTTATCTTGGTTTGCCATAATTATTCCTTAATTATTTTCGTTTACCGCCTCCAAACGTTACACTAGAAGTTCTCCTTGGAGACATTATTGGAGAACGAGCATCGGATTCTTTCATGAGGTCGTTATCTACAGCATCTTGTGCTGTTTGTGTTCTATTTTGATAATAGGCGTTACGTTCGTTTCTTGTTTCCTCTGGAATCTTAGCTAATAGAAGCCCACCAACAGTAACTACTCCTGCGTGCTTACCGTCTTGAATACTTGGCAACTCAAAATCTCCTATCTCTTCAGACCTAACAAGTTCGAAACCTTCTCTGGTCCTAGACATAACATTTTTCTTGTCATCACTATTCAAAACCTCAGCCCTAATCCATCTATAGACGTATCCTTCGGGTGCTGGGGGAGTTTCTAACATACTTGGGGGAGCCCAAGGTTTTCGTGCTTGATCTTGTGCACGAGTATCAGCAGAGCGGGATTCTCTGTTATTTTCAGGTTTTAAAAACCTGCCCTTATCATCTCTATTCATATTTTACCTTTTTACGAATTTTGCGTACTCATTTAAGGGTACGTTTAATTTTTTAGCCATCTGAACTTCAGAAGGCGATAATCTAACTTGCTTTTTACTAGGCTTTGCAGTTGTATCTGCTCTGCCAGCTGAAGCCACTCTTTGTGTCGGTTTCTTAGAATTTTCTTGTTGAGAAAAATCATTTGGAAACTTAGCACGAAGCCTGTTATCAACCTCAGTATAATACTCATCGCTCTTAGGATCAAATCCTTCATCTTCTACTAATTGTTTATGAATAGTAAAAGCGGCGTTCGTCATTATTTCATCAGTACCAAACCACTCATTTTTCTCTGCCCAAGCGGTTGCTTTTTCATCAGGTTGAACTACAGGAGCAGGTTGTTGGACTGGAACTTGTGGTTGTTCAATCTCTTGTCCTTGTGTTTTTTGCTCTTCTTGATACTCTAATTGAGATTTAGAAGATTCTATCTTGCTTTCTTCTACTGCAATCTTAGCAATAATATCTTGTGCTTGAGCTACTTTATCAAAGTCTTGTTCTTCGTAAGCAGATTTAAGAGCAGCTTTAGCTTGTGCTTTTTGCGACTTTAATCTATTTTCCGCTTCAGATAAGTAAGACTTATCAGACTGAGAACTTTTTACTTTAAGATTTTTATTCTCTTCTTGTAGCTGAGAAGCATATGTATAAGCCGATTCGCTGGCTCGCTCTGCTTCCCTTAATCTACGTGTTAAGGTTGCTATACGTTTCTGAACTCTATCAGAATATTGTTCAAGTTCCTCTTCTTCCTTAGGGTCTTCTTCTCCCTCTGGTTGACTTGCAACTTCTTCTGTGACCTCAGCATCTTCAGATTCACTCTGCTGTTCTTCTAGTTCAACTACTGTTTCTTCTTCGAGAGTTTCGTCTTTTTTTACTTCTTCACTCATTTTTACTCCTATACTGCAACGATATCGGTTGGATCATGTATGGTAGCAATCACTTCATCGTCATTGATAATTCTGCACTCCGCATCATCACCTAACTTAAAACGAGCACCAGCATAACGTCCAATCAATACCCATTGTTTTTCTTCACACCAAGGTTTGTCACCAAACTTAGCATCTTGATAACAAAGCGGACCCATTTTTACCACATAAGCACAAACCGTAGAGAGTCTTTCTCTATCGACTGTATCTTTTGTCATAATTATGCCCCCTTTAGAAACGCCCATACCTGCAAATGGTAGTATTAACATACGCCATCCCGTAGGTGTTGGCATTCTTTCTAAAGCTGATTTATCTAAAAGTGTAGGATCTAGAACTTTAACTCCAGGATCTACGTAAGCTTTATCAATCTGTTCGCCAGTTTCTTGAACATTTTCTGATATTGCTTGATTTTCTTTTTCGATTTCTTTAGCAACGTGGTCAGGAACTACCACTTGTGTCGTCTTCGTCATCTTCTATTACTTTTCCTAGCAGCTCTCTAAGTTTACTCTCTACCTGGACCAGAGCTGTATATTGTCCACGTAAATACTCATACTGACCTATATCTTTGACACCTGCCAGTAATGTGTCTTTTACAGCTTCTTGTTGTGCTCGAAGCTCTTTAAGTAGTTGTTCTCTTAACCAGAGTACCGACATTAATAAACGCCTGAAAACTTAGTACCTGACTCTGCTATACCAGCGCCTCGTACTTTACCCTTACCCATACCTGGTTGAGGGTTAGTGTTCACGGATACTTTTTGGCTCTTTTTAAGAGGAACGCTACCTTTATTACTGTAGCTTTGTTTATTTTGTGCTTTCATTATTTTCGTATTATAAGTTACTTTTGGTATTTTTGTATTAAATCTTGTATTTTAAGCTGTTTTTGCATTTCCATTCTTTCTCTAGTGATATCAGCTTTTTCATCAGCTATTTCTTGTTGGGTTTGTATTCTTTGCACGTCAATTTGATCCTCTCTGAGAGCTTCATCCCTTCTTCTTTGTTGATCTGCTATAAATTGTTGATTTTCTTGAGCTAATTCTTGTCCTTTCAGGGCTAACTCTTGCCTTCTGATAGCTACTAATGGATCTTCGTCTGTTGGTGCAGATATTTTTTGCGTATATTCAGCCACTAATTCAGCCAAAATAGGTGCAGAGACTTGAGCAACCAGTTGTTGCATTTGTGCTTGCATTTTTGCTTGTTCTTTTTCTGGAATTTGTTGTAATTGTGCCACCATCTGATCGTATTGTTGTTTTAATTCAGGTGGTAGTTGCTGTAAAGCTATACCATCTGCCTTCATTTGTAAATGTTGCATGATATGAGAGTGAATCATAGCTTGCACCGCCGCATTTGACTGCACAGGTGGTGTATTCAGCAAACTCATATGGACTGAAATGTGCGCATCGTGGTTTTGTTCAGCAAAAGCTTGTGCAGGTTGGCCTAATAACAAAGTATTGTTTTCCATACCAGCTTCTATTGGTAAAGGTTCGCTTGATGGAGGTGGCATAAGTAGTTGATCAGGGTTTTCTACACCTATAGCTGCATACATACGACGATATGATTCATAAATACCATTTGGTCCATGGATTTGTGGGTTAGAATTTACTAATTGCATCATTTCTTGGGCCATAGCTATTCTTTGAGCGGTAGAAAAAATATCAGGGTTAGAAACAGGGATTATATCTACCCTATTATTGAAGTCAGCAGCACCAACTTCTTGATTACCATCAGGTGTCATATAAGGATACTCATTTGGTAG